CAAGCATGCAAGAAGGCCGGGATCAGCCGCCCGACCTTCAATAAGTACATGAATAATAACAAGAAGTTCGCGGCTGAAGTTGCGCAGGCAGAAACGGATGCTAATGAACTGGTAGAGCAAGCAATGTTCAGTTCGGCACTAAAAGGCAACGTGACTGCTCAACAAGTCTGGCTCTATAACCGCGATCCTGAGCACTGGCAAGACAAGAGGAACATAGCGATTGGCGGAGATAAAGATAATCCACTGAACATAAATATAAAAACTGTCGCGGACCTGGTTAAAGATGTCAGCGAGCGAAGAGACGGTGCAGGAACTTCAGACAAATCCTGAATATTTTGTAACCGAAGTCTTAGGGGCTGTCCCGTGGGCAAAGCAAATAGAAATCCTAGAAGCTGTTAGAGATAACAAAGAAGTCGCGGTTGCCTCCTGTCATGCGGCTGGCAAGTCTTGGATATCGGCGCGTGTTGTTCTGTGGTTCACAATTTCTTATTACCTTTCCAGGGTCGTCACCACCGCACCAACCTTCGACCAGGTACGAGACATTCTCTGGCAGGAGATCAGGTCAGCTTATGCCTCTTCCAAAGTAGAACTTGGGGGGAAGCTCCTAGATACGAGACTGGATCTTGGACCTAACTGGTTCGCGACAGGTCGCAGCACAAATGACGCCAACCGCTTTCAGGGCGCGCATTCCGCCAAAGGTCATATTCTGGTTGTGGCCGATGAGGCAGCGGGCATAGAGTCCGATATCTGGATAGGCATTGATGGCATTCTGACGTCTCAGAATTCCCATCTACTCGCGATTGGCAATCCCACCGAAGCCTCCGGGGAATTCTATGAGATGTTTTCCCGGCCCGGCGTGATTAAGATCTATATTTCGGCATTCGATACTCCCAATTTTACAACCTTTGGAATCACAATCGATGACATCAGGAACAACACCTGGAAAGAAAAGATAACATCAGATCTTCCAGCCCCTTACCTGATAACACCTGAATGGGTCTACGACAAGTGGCTGAAGTGGTGTGGCGGATCACAGGCGGGCGAGGACAATCCACTCTGGGTCTCTCGTGTGTTGGGGCAGTTTCCAAACACATCTAATGATACCCTGATCCCCGTGGGGTGGATCACGAAGGCGATGGAGCATACCTTAACACCCGGCGAGCCTTCCGTGCTGGGCTGCGACATAGCCCGGTATGGAAGCGACGAAACTGTCATCATTCACAGGCGTGGTCCGGTAGCTAGGATCATTAAGACGACCTTCCAAGAAGACACGATGCGGACAACCGGGCGCATTATAGCTGCCCTGGTGACCACAGGTGCCGCAGAGGCCCGAATAGATGCAGACGGACTCGGTGCAGGAGTCTTCGATCGACTCAATGAGCAGGGGAAGCCGGCCATCGAAATGCATTCCGGACAATCTCCGATAGACAAAGAGCGATTCCTCAATGCCCGTGCTGAGTGGTTTTGGGTACTTAGAGAACGCTTTGAGACCGGAGATATTGATATAGATGATGAGGATCTGGCAGCTCAGCTTTCTAATATCAAATACAAGTTCACATCACGCGGCCAGATCCAAATCGAAAGCAAGGACGATATGAAGCGACGTGGCATGCACTCACCCGACCGGGCAGATGCGTTGATGCTCGCTTTTGCACCGGTGAATACCTTTGTGATGCCCAAGCTCACATTCACCGGAGGCAAACGAGTGCCCCCTTGGAAGTAGACCACTATGATCATGCGAATCCCGATTCTGAAGGCCATTCTGGCGAAAGAGAAAGCCAGGGACTACGAGGCCGAATACCGCGAGTACCACGGGACCCCAGAGCAGATCAAGCGGCGCGCCGAAAGGAACGCTGCCCGGCGGAAGCTCGGCCTGAAGCGCGGAGACCCGCGCGAAGCAGACCACAAGAACCCGCTCAGCAACGGCGGCTCCAACAGCAAGAGGAACCTCCGGGCGGTAAGTCGGAGCACCAATCGGCACAAGGCCGATAAGAAAGAATAGAGCAGCCAAATCTCCATCATAGTCTCATGTTATCGATTTTGTAGAACCCCATCAAATACCCATCAAGTGCCCATCAAATAGGAAGTCTTCCATGCCACAATCCCCCCAGCCCCCAGCAGCCCCCAATGGTGGTATCTATCCGAAATTCATCCAGAGCCCAAGGGCGCTCGCTGGCCAGCAGTACGGGCGCTCAGGATTGCAGTACTTCATGCCGGGGTGGATCAAACGCGACTTCCTCCCGCAGCTGCAGGGTCAAGCCCTGTTCAAGACCTACACCGAGATGGGCGATAATGACGCCTACGTAGGAGCAGCCCTCAGCGCCTTCGCCGTCTTCATCCGCCGCGCCCACTGGAAGGTGGATGCGGTAGACGATGCCAACAAGGATAATGGCTCTGCGGAGTTCCTGCAGGAATGCATGGCTGACATGGCCCACAGCTGGCAGACTATCATCGCCACCGCAGCCCGAGCCGTGCCACAGTACGGATTCCTCCCCCTGGAGCTCGTCTACAAGGAACGAGCCGGAGATCACGAAGATGAACGGATGTCCTCGCAGTACGATGACGGCCTCATAGGATGGTCCAACCTTGCGTACCGGGCTCCGGACAGCGTTTTTCATTGGGACTACGACCCCCAGGACGTAACCCGTCTATTGGGATTTACCCAGCTGGCAGCACCAGACTACAAAACCACATTTATCCCTATCCAGAAGATCCTCCTCCTCAGATCAGACCCTGGCAAGGACTCGCCTGAAGGCCGGTCAGTCCTGCGATCTGCCTGGCGATCTTGGAG